CATTGTGTTCTCCATTGTATTAGTTAGGTGCTAAGTGTACACATTGTATACTCATTGTGTATGTTAATGTACACTATGTACTGACAGTGTATGTGATGTGTAACAGAGTGTGCAAAAGAGATATATCTACCTGTAAGCTTACAAGTCACTAGGCATTACCTATCATCACCTGTCGGTATCATCTTAATAACACAAGTGTACAAGATAGCGAACAGAGTGAGCCTGTGTCTTTAATGTTAAACGAGTGCAAAACGAGTGTACATTGTGTACAAATTAGTTTGAGTAAGTACCCTATGGGGGAATATGTACAACGGAGTTCCTGACGGAGTACCACCACGCATTTGTTACCCCAATTTTACAAAATGGAAACCCGAGTGTATCAATAGTCAGCATTGAGAATCCGAGATACAACGAGTTTAACGAGGGTACACGAGGATTAACAATAATACCTAACAGATAGTATTAGTAGAATCCTAAGCCCCTTACAGGGGCAGTGGCTAAGGCAGACTAGTGATTCTAATTTGTACACCTTGCAAGCAAGGGACGGACTAGTCGTCCTCTATATATAAGTGAGACAAATGCAAGCTATTGATTTATAAAGGATTTTCCTAAAATAGTACAATTTTTAACCTACAATTTGCCTCCATTATATATTTATAAATTACACCGTACATCTTACATAGACTTAGACATCACTAGTTACACAGTATAACCAGAGTGATACAAAGAATATAATTGTAATTGTACCTACTGCCACTCCTAAACCGGACATTACAAAGATGTACTGTAATCAAAGTTAGGATACAACACAGTCACATCTGTTGATGGAAGGTTGTTAGGGATGTCAGTTGGGTGACCGTGTTCAACAATATGTTTAGCACCAGTGTCCTTCTTCCAAGGGTACATATGCGCCCTTGACTTAAATAACGCCATCTTTGTTGCATCATCTTGTTCAGCATTGTCATCGTCATCATGGTTTGTTACACGTACGACAGCAACGTCCCAGTGAGCCAAACGTGCATTACCAGAGGCAGTACCAACAACGTTGATAGCGTGTGTTGAGTCAGCAAGTTGTGCCAAAGTTACTTCTAAAATTCCTAGGTTATTAGCCATTGTTTATTCCTTGTTTATATAGTGTTTAAATTGATTGTGGTAGGGTAGGTGGGCTTTAAGCGTCACCAGAACCCGATTGTACACCTAAAGCTTCTAGAGCCTTCTGTGCGGCCTCAGCAGATGCAGCCTCAGCGTCCACACGAGCCTGTTCAGCAGCTTCTTTGTCAGCCTGTACTTTAGCAGCCTTTAGCTCTTCAAATTGAATACGCTTGTTCTTGAGGCTCATACGGTCGTCTAAATCCAGACCTAAGCGCTCAGCTTCTTGGTCTATGTATTCTTCTTCCCACGCGTTAATGCGTTTTAATACCCATGTTACACTAGCTTTCAATGCTTGCATTTTACGAGGGTATTTACGTGCATAGTTGAACGCAGCAGCCATAGCTTTATTCACTGTTGCTGTACTTCGTTCTCTGTCACGTGGCATTGTGTGTAAGTCCATACGCTTATGGTTCTTTACGGTCATCGTTTTGTTTTCCTTTTGTTAAATTTGAAACGGCTGTGCATAGTCCCTAAACTCTTTGTTTGCGGTTGAGTAGGTTCGAGCCATTGTTGTGCCCAGAGTAGTATTTCTTCGGTTTCCTTCTGTGCGCTGCGTTTGACTTCGTCTACAGCTATCACGTTTAACCATTTTCGTACTGCTCCGGCAACAGCATCGATTGCGTCATCGTGTATTAGAGCACCCTTGTCTCTGCTTATCTTGGCCATTTGATGCAGGAACTTATATGTTTCACGTGAGTCAATAGGATATTTCGCTACAGATTGTAGGTCATACTCTATAATATCTTCGTGAATGATAAGTTTATGTCTAGCCATAACAGGTTCTAGTGTATCAATGATACGTAGTTCCTTCTGTCCAGACTCCCATACATCTTCTATTACAGGGCAATGGTCAAGTCCTGCTTTATTATACTCCCGCATTAATATAGGACGCCACACAGATGCAAACATACCGTAACCGAAGTTACGTTCCACCTCTATGTCATTTACCCTATGTTTCAATGCTAATGCTGAAAGCTGTTCCATAACCTCTGGAGAGTGACCTCCTGGGAATTTCATGATTTCAGCTAGGAATATGTACCCATGTAAGAAGTAGGTAACAGCCGCAACTGTTTCATCCCCGTTCTTACCACCACCTGCCGTATCAACATACATCGTTTTACCTTCGTATTTATGTAAAGTAGAAGATACTGTGAAGGGTCTGTATAGCTGTGGCTTACTGGTGTACTTACCTGTTACGTCAATCTGATTCTGTGGGCTTGGCATCCAGTCTACTGTAGCTGGGCCATTTTCCATACCGAAGTTCATGACGATCAAGTTCTTAGGCTTAAGTGGATGTCTGTTTTCGTCGGACATCTCTGTGTTAAGCATATGTTGAAGGTTAAAGTAAGCTGGCCCTTGGTCAAGTTCCTTCTTAGTTAACGCTTCTTCGTTTACGATCACAGGGTCAGTAGCTGCGCCACGAGTACCATCTAGCCCGAAACCATCTTGGTTTTCAGGAACCATCATTCGCTTGATGTAAGGTGCTAGTGTGTCTCCGTAGAACTTAGCTTCTGTCTGTGTCGGTACACGACCTGTCCATACACGGATATCGTAACCACGTGCAGGTAAGTTGTTGTATATAGAGTCCACTGTCTGTGGTGTACCTAGGTATATGATACGGCCCTTCTGACAAATGGACGTGAAATCCTTTGACAAGTGTTCTAGGGCGGCACGTTGTACCTCAGTTGTACCATTCTTAGATGACTCTATATCATCAGGTATTAATAGGTCAGCCCTTCGTCCCTGCATGTTGGCTGTTATACCAATACATGCTACGGAGGGTGACTTCTCTGGGCCTTTCAGCTTCCAGTTGATATCAAATGCTTTACTGGATGCACGGTCACCATGTTGTCTATCTGGGCGCAAAGCTATTAGAATGTCCCAGTTCATGATGATTTGTATTACCCAGTTCGCAATCTCAAGTGCTACGTCGGAACCCGCTGACACGATGAGTATCCTGTGTTTACAGTCGTGTATTAACTGCCACACAGCGAATATCGCTACAATGGTTGATTTAGCCTGAGAACGCTGAGCCTGAATCATTCCATACTGTACATCTGACTGTAGGTAGTCACCTATATCTTTCTGTAAGTCGGAACAATTAAAGCCCATTAACTCTGTCATACAGTCCTCAAGGAAATCCTTAAAGTCTGCGTAGTGTACACGTAAATACTCTACGTCTACCCATCTCTGTACGCAGTCGAGTTCTTCTGCGTCTAATGTTCTTAACAGGTCGTCATCTTCTGACATTGCTGTGAATGAGTCGTATCCTTTGACCACCGGAGTGGCACTCGTCCTTGAGTTAGATATTGCTTCCCATTCGTCGTCGTCCCACTCTCCGTCTGGAACCCCGTCAAGTTCATTGTCAGTACGTAGATCTATAATAGCTTGTGCAACTTCTTCTGGTACACCGTGCTCTATAAGCTCTTCGTAAGTCATTGCATCAAGCTTGGACATCTAGTGTACTCCGTCTGCTGCCGCCGCCTTCGGGTCACCTAAACGGCTCTTGTTCTGTTTCTCACCAATAAGATCGGATATACGATTCATATTGTTGTTGACTTTCTTGTCCATTGTAACTTTGTTATTGTTCAAGAAAGTAATGGCCGCTGTGAAGTAAGAAGGTGCTGCTGTAAGTTTTGTCTTACCTGTCGGCACCTCATTACCATCGTCATCGTATGTGACTACATCTTCACGCTCAGCCAATATCTCTGTAAGACTTTCTGCAACTTGACCATGCAAGTCACTCATTCTTTCTTCGTTGGCTTTACCCATTATTTTACCTCGCGTTTCTCTTTGAGGATGCCTTTCACACGGTCACGTAGCTCATCATCGAACTTAGTTTTCGTGCTATCAACAAGCATATCTGTGCCTGCTTCTGCTACCGCGTATAGAAACTTTTCAGTTGCTACTTTAACTACGACAGATTTAACTATCTTTAATAGTACTGCTGTTATCATCTTACTTTCTCCCACGTATTAGTGTTAGTTGTTGTTCCATATTGGTAATCCTATCTGGTACGTATTCTTCGATACGGTTGAGCCGATTACCATTCGCTTCTACATCCTTGGTAAGTATTGCTACTGCCAATTCTGTTCTGTTACCCTGTGCCATTATTTCCTTTAGCATATAATAACGCTGAGTTGCTCTTTTTTCACTTTCTTCAAAGCGCGTCTCTAAACGAGTAAATGTTAGGGCGAACCCTAACACTACTGTTATAACAGGTATAATGCTAGATTTGATTATGTCATGCATAACACCTCCTAAGATATTACTCTCCATAAACGCATTGCTATGTTTGCAGTATGTATCTCTATATTTCCAGTTGTATCACTAGCTAAATGCAATCCTAGAATATCACCTGTCTGTATGAAGTCTCCATCACCTCCAACGATACCTAGCCCTGCAAAGTTAGTTATATCTGCGTTGTTAGGTAGTTTTCCATGAATCTGTCTATCCCTGAATGTTACTACAGAGTTCCTCTCTAAGGATACTGCTATACCCACATGTGCGTTGTTTGCATTGTTATGTGAACAATCGAAGTATGCATGGATATCTAACATATACTCTCCATCACTCACATCACCTATAGTTACCTGACCATTCTCAATATTTAGTTTATTTAAACGATCTATAGAGTTTGCTTCGGAACCAACTGTTAATTTAGTGTATCCTGTTGGAGGTGCTAATTCTATTGTTCCTGTACCGATTACTGGAACTAAAGCTGCATCACTGTTATTTATAACTAAAGAACCTAATGCTACTAACTCC